AGGATATGTTTTATACCTGCCTGCTTAAGTTGATCAGCATATACATTATCTGAATACCAGAACTCATGTTCCTCGCCCAGTTTGCCAATCTTTGCAATGCAGTTCTTTGTAACAAATATAAGCCAGCCTGTCAGCAGTGAGCCTACATTATAACCCTCATAGATATACTCGCCTCTTTTAAATCCTTTCTGTCTGCGATCCTGCGAAAGTACAGAAGCAGAATCAAATCCGTAATCAGTCATCACTTCACCGATCTTGCTCCAACCCTTATGAAATATCAGATCGTTGTTTGCAAGTATATGAATATCGCCCATACACTCACGCAAACCATAGTTTAAGGCACGATTGTAGTTAAATGGTTCTGTATATTGAATTACCTTATTAACGCCTTTATACTCAACCCGTGAACCAGACGTCTCAATTAGTATGACATTCAGTTCACAATCCTGCAATGCTGAATCAATACAGTTCTGAGTTATCTGTTGTAACCTGCTGTTCTCTGACTTTGATACTATGATTAAATCAAAATTCATTTATTAATATATCCGTTACAACTATCAGTTCCATGCAAATAAACAAATACCTCTGTCATTAACCAATATTCTCTATTAGTAGAATTCTTACACTTCAATATTTTCAAAAATGTTCTTTTTATAAATTTACAATGAGGACATCTTTTTTTCATAATATGTAATCACTTATAAACGAAATTCATAACTTATAATCAAAATTCATAAAATGTAATTTGGCGTTGATTGATTAAGCCCAATATGCTTCATTTCCAAATCCTTCAAATACGTAGGCTTATAACCTTTCCTTCTGTAAAAGTGTCCAATCATATAATCACCCTTCGCAAGATGCCTGAAGTCCTTGCATAGTTCCCTGCAAATCTTCTGAGGCATGAGTTGAAAAGCTCCTCCTGTGTGACTTACATGGTCAACGTGAAAACCCGCAATAATTGTTTTCCCTAATACAGGAGGAGCAAAGTTCTTATCGAGTAACAGATCAACTGGGCTACAAACATACTTATCCCCTGCCTTCTCATAAAATTCCAGCATCCTGTTTATTATATTATCTGTTACTGTTTCAATGTCATTGTCTAATTTAAGAATGTAATCGAAATCATCAAGTGAGTTAACAGCTGTTGCCAAAGCATAAGCAATGCCATAGTTCTTATCTAACTGAATGTTATCAAACTGCTTAATCCATTCCTGAGTGCCGTCAGTTGAGCCGTTGTCAATAAACAGATGATAGCCAACATTCGTCTTCGAGTAGAATGAGTCAACTGTTCTTTTTGTGAGTTCCAATCGGTTGAATGTGATTGTTATTGCGGCTACTCTCGACATATTGTATTTTTTTAATAAATCCCTTTGTTATAACTTGTCCCTTAAGTTGCTCTTTTAAAAGTAAAGTCCTGAATCTATTTGTTAACCTCATTTATCGTACCCTCCTGAATTTATAGTCCCCGGAATGTGACAGACAAAATACTCCGGTGTTGAAATCTTCATTACATTTTTGAAATGCAACAGTTTTTGTGCAAAATAGAAATCATGTGAGTATTTGCCTTTCTCGTCCCAGAACACTCCAAGACTTCTCTTATGCGCTATATTTGATGTTCCATGTTTGCCTATCTGGTTGATGTCACAATGGTTTTCATACCAGTAATCAAGTTTATTCCTGTAGCGTATGTCATTGAACCAAACCCAGTCATAACTATTTAACCCCTCAGAAACGATTTTGAGGTGATTCTCACCATAGATGTCGTCAATGTCAAGGTATATTATCCATTCGCCATTCGCTTGCTCTATGCCCGTGTTGCGTGGCCTCCCTGACCACAGATTGTTCTTCTCGATCTTCCAAAGCCTTACGCGCCCATCAGTGACATTATTCTGAATCAGATCTACAGTCTTCTGACATCCGTCCGACACAATGTTAAGTTCCCAATCCGGGGATGTCTGAGCAACAACGGAGTTGACAGCACGGATCAGTTTTACTTCCCTGTCTTTAGCTGCTGAAGCGTAATTATCTAATCGTGATGGCATGATGACTGAGAACTTCATCTTATCTGTGATGATTTAATGCGTATAATATTGCAATGCCAAATAATATAATCACTGGTAATGCCTCCCATAAAAAACCAGTAAAATCATTCCAAATTTTAAGTAATTTTTTCATCTTGTATAATAAATCTTTTCGTGTTTAACAGAATCATAATTCGAGTGATCTTCGGTTCCTTGTAGACACCCGACAATGACAAACTCAAACAATGAGAAGTCAAACCCATTGAATGAACCGAGTATAGGTTCACAACTGCACATCTTGCGATCGGTCGAATACCACAGTTCACTTGTTCTCCACCAAAATTCAGGACTTTCAATAGTAACACCAAGAATGCAGTTATCAGGAAACTCATAAAGTCTGTATTTATCGGGATGTTTTGTCATCCATACAAACTCATGCCAGGGCAAATCGTTGCAGACCTCCAGAATCTTATCGATAACCTCTTTGGGGAATAGCATAATGTCTGCCAGGTGGTTGATAAATATCCGTGAGGGTCTCACATGGTAGGGTTCATCCAATAACTCTTCCCTGAACACTAACTTGGTGAAATCCCTGCCCTTGCCCTCTATTCGCTTGCGCGCGTAGCAATACCAGCAGCCGTTAGTGCAGCCCTCGACAATGCCCCAGGCCCACTTATACCACCCCTTGCTGTTGAGCTTCATTCTGGGCAACAAACTGATCGTATTCCGCTTGTTTCTCTCCATTGATCAACTTAATATATTCTTGTGTCTTCTTTACCACTAATTCCCTGATAAGCGTTTCTGATAGATCGTAAAGCCATGGGTCTTCATGCTCAAACTCCAAATCTTGGAAGATTGACTCCATGTTCTCCCAGAGCGTGCGATTATAAAGCGTCGTGTTTCCTTGGGAGATTATGAACCTTATGTTATCTGAAGAGTATCCCCTAAACGGATTGATGTTATTCTTTATCTTCATTTCCTTCAACGCCTCAGGACGGTCAGAATAGAGTATCTCATTGATGTCATCCTCGATAGCAGAGATGGTAGAAGTTGAAGCGCCAGCGTCTTTGGCAGCCTTAAGGTCAATCATCAGGTCATTAAGAGATTTGAACTTAAGGTCATACGGGAACTTATACTGGACAATCAGTCCCTCGCTCAAATCCGTGAACGTTGCAATATCCTTGACGACAAATTCCCAAATCGAAGAATACTGCCTTGTAAAAGGAAATAGCGTATCATTCATGTTATCTGTCTCAAGTATCTTCTCTGTGGCTGTCGTGGCGACTTCAGAGCGTGTGTAAAGGTCAGCGTTGAACATCATCGAATGGACTGACTTCTTGAGATATTCAAGATATTCTTTTTGGAATTTCAGAAGTTCAATAGGCGGAAACTTGTAGACTAGCATCTTCTCAAGGTCCATTATGTTCGAGTAATCAAAATCCTTCCCACGCGGGAGTGTGAGCGTGATAAAGTCCTGAGTGCCTTTGTGAGCCTGCTGCTGCCCTGTCCCTAAGCAAATAGGACAATTAGTATGGTCGGGAAGAAAACCATGATTACAACCTGGGGCATCGCAAGGACTGACATACATGAACCTCTGAGGGAACGCTACCAAAGCACACGCCAGGTCAAGTTCAGAATCAATCTTCAGTGTCTTCTCAAGGAATCCCATCACTGCATGGAATAGTGAAACGAATGTCCGGCCCTTTGTCTGTTCATCCCTCAGGAAACCGAATCTAATGGCGGGAACCTTCTCGTTCTTGGGCGTAAAATACAGTATCTCAAAATACATGCCCCTGAGTTCAACAACTTCTCCGCCTGATGTCTTGTTCGCAACCTGACTAAGCACAATAGTGTCCATTCCGAGATACATAGTGTATTTAGTACCAACCTTCTCCTCTGGACCATCCATGTATTTGTTAGGCAACTTGACAACCAGGTATTCAAGTATCTCATTCTTGTACTCAAACATTACTGCTTGTTCTGAATCAGCGATGAAAGGATAAGGTGATGCTTTCTCGATTTTATTGTCAAACTCGTCAAACTCAGTTATAAGAAAAGCGTTCGGGTCAATGTAGTTGTAATCGACATAAGCATACTCAAGATATTTCTCAAGTGACTTGTCGCCCCAATACTTACCAATAAACTCCTCAAGTTCTGACTTCTTTGTGTCTGCCTGATCATCATAATCAATCTGCCTTACAATTGGCTGTTTTCGTGCAGCCTTAAGAAATGGCAGTTTCGTTGAATTCAGCGTTGCAGGGATGATCGAGCGGTAAATGCTCTTTATCATATCGAACTCATCTTCCGTAACACGTGTCTCAATCTTATGCAGTAAATCTTCGATCTCGTCGCCTGTCTTTAACTTGTAGTATTTCTCTGCCAACTCAGTGACGCGTTTGTAATCTTCATGGACTGTCTCTTTATCAACAATCTTCACCAGTAACTCCAACCCCACAACTTTATCCATTATAGTATGTTTTAAATAACTCAACTGCCATATATTCAAAACAGTTATGCACAAGAACTCCATTAGCAAAGAACTCATGATCCTGCTCAACTGTAATATCGTAAACAAATGCCTTTCTACTTTTGCCTATTCTGGACACAGGAACGTGAACAGAATTTATTTGGATTCCATTTATAAGTCTTGAAAATCTTTCCACAGGTTTGACAGATTCTACTTTCTTGGTATTTCCCTTCTGCTCTGTATCTTCTCGCTTGATATTTAAGCTGGCATTTTCTTGAACAATGTTCTGGCTTTTTACGGAGATTTGATTTAAACGTATTTCCGCAATCAATACAGACAACTTCATACTCTTCCGTATAAATAAGTCTGTCGGTATTTTCTCTATGCCACTTCCTTCCTGTTTCTGATTTATGCCATTCAACTGCTTTGGGTATTGCCAATTCAAGTAAACGTTTTGTACTTGCATCTTTCTGCTCTTGAGAAGATCGATTATAATGTAGTTGTAAATGTTTTGAGCGACTAATAAGCACGTAATTCTTAATTGTATTATCATCAAAGTCGCCATTGTCATGGTGAACGACAAAACCATTTGGAACCCTTCCATTAGCTTTTTCCCAAATGTAAACATGGAGACTTGTCTTTCTCCATATTCCATTTTCTTTGATCCATCCTTTATAGTAGTTTCTATCTGATGATTTCTTTGCATTTGGGTATCTGTGAAATTTATACCCATCCATGATAACAGTCTGTCTTTCCATGTTGCTTTTCTTGCAAATATAGTATTAATATTCTGATTAATCAAACATGATACCATATTAAATTCACCATTTGCAAAAATCTTATGTTCATCAGTACAGGTAATCTCTTTATTTCCTATTCGATAAGTATTTACTGTTCTTCTTCCTTTTTGATAAAATCGAGTGACTTTTTTATAACCATTTCTCGTTAATACCTTATCACCCACATTAACTGCAAGCAATGGCTTTTCACCCTGATCTGTCATTATTAAAGTATCACCCGTAAAACAATCCCCAAAATGCCCGTACTTCTGATATTTGTCTCCTGTCTCCTTATCGGTGACGATGTGCTTATCCTTACCACCGTCAAGCGCCTGCTTGCAATACATTAGATCAGAGATAAGATAATGACACGATTCATCAATAATTATTTTAATCGGTAATTTGTCTTCAAAAATCTTATTAATAAAGTCCCTGCGTAGTACAACAGAGGGGTTATTGATTAATGTCCTGTCACTATCATTTATTAAATATTTGCGCAATTTAAACTCAATAATCTCATAATGATGAGCGAAATCTTTATTCATTGTCGTGCGGTTATGTCCTGAAGCATCACCGTAATAGAATATTCCTGATTTGTGATTCGCGAATCGCAACATAAACTCCTCACAGACCTCTTCAGTCGAGTTGCGAGGGTTGACAAGTGCAATCTCATCAATGAACCGCCATTCCCAAATGTCGCCACTGCGGACAATCTGAGCGATCCCAGCAGAATTGTAAGGCACGCTATTTTGATCGAAACTGATATGCAAAGGAAGAGAAGGGTCGTATTGTACATCCCCGACATGTTTTAATCTGTCGAAAGATGAATAGAACTCACCCCCGGTTGTTACAAACGGGTTAGCATAGATGAGAGCCTTTCCCCTCTCTTCCGAGTTGTTATGAAGGATATTGTCAATATAGTTCTGTCCTACATTGTGGATATTGTGATAAGTTGAACTAATAACGGCTTTCTTGTCCCCGAATTCCTTCTCAAAGAATGTCTTGTCCGAATAAATCTTCGCTGAAATCTCATCAATATACTTGTCGAGTTCAAACCACTCAGCAATCCATGGCGTCTTAGCCGGCGAAGTCGAGA